GGGGCTGGTGTACTTCCATTATACGAACGCGTCACGATTGGAGACTGCGGAGCGACTCGAACGCTCGTAAGAAGGGTTGCAACCTTCTTCACCTCCTCGATACGCAGCCTAGTTGCCGTGTATGGTTTGGGAATCGAACCCACGCACTGCCAGTGCGACCACACACCTTTTGGCACGGGAAGAAGGATTCGAACCCTCATCAAGTGGGTTGGAGCCACACATGCTTCCGTTACACCATTCCCGCGCAATTTGGAGGAAGGCCAGAGACTCGAACTCTGAAGGGTGTCACCCCGTGCTAGTTTTCAAGACTAGTTCCTCATCCGGCCGGATACCTTCCTTGGTAGGGGTTGAGGGAGTCGAACCCTCCTCTATCGGCATATAAGACCGATGCGTTGCCGCTACGCTAAACCCCGTCGTAAACTTTGGCGGATAGTGAAGGATTCGAACCTTCGCACGTTTTACCGTGTACGGAGTAGCAAACCGTTGCATTACCGCTCTGCCAACTATCCGTGGTGAGAGAGGTAGGAGTCGAACCTACTGCCCGCTAGGGCATGGGGTTACAGCCCACTGCTACTCTCCGACTTAGCCGCTCTCTCATGGTGGTTCGGGTAGGAATTGCACCTACGACGCGCAGTGCTTCAAACTGCCGCTCTACTGTCTGAGCTACCAAACCAATGGTACCCAACTGTGGAATCGAACCACAATCTACTGGATGTAAGCCAGCCGTCCTTCCTTTGAACGAGTCGGGCATGGTCACGGCAGAAGGACTCGAACCTTCATCTGACGGCTTAAAAGGCCACCACTCTTCCATTGAGCTATACCGCGATGGTACTGAGTCAGGGATTTGAACCCTAATCTGAATGGTTAAGAGCCACCCGCTCTACCGTTGAGCTAACCCAGCAAGTTGGACGGGACGGTGGGATTCGAACCCACAATCTGCGGTTTAGGGGACCGCTGCCAGTTCCACTCTGACCACATCCCGTTGGTTGGGGAGGAAGGACTCGCACCTTCGACAAACCGCGTATCAGGCGGGTGCTCTGCTGCTGAGCTACACCCCAACGAAATTGGAGCCCCATCTAGGATTCGAACCCAGCTCGTCTGTTTACAAGACAGAGGTTTTTCCCACTAAACTAATAGGGCTTGGCTACGGTACTAGGATTCGAACCCAGATTGCGCGGTCCAGAGCCGCACGTCCTACCATTGAACGATACCGCAGTGTATAGATGTTGACACTTGTATGTAAGTGCCTACACTTAGCCACAAGTGTAGTACTTATTATCCTTTGGAGCGGGTTAGGAGATTCGAACTCCTACCTGTGGCTTGGAAGGCCCTTATGCTGCCATTGACACCAAACCCGCTTGGACCGAACGATGAGATTCGAACTCATAACCTACAGGTTCGTAGCCTGTTGCACGGGTCCATCGTGCTGCGTCCGGTTGGTACCCCCCCAGAGATTCGAACTCTGACTGTACAGGGTCTAAGCCTGATTCCTCTGCCGTTGGGATAGAGGGGCATGGCTGTGGCGGTAGGATTCGAACCTACGGTACGCTGGTTAACAGCCAGCTGCCTTACCGACTTGGCTACACCACATTGGTAGGCGCGAAGGGATTCGAACCCTCACTGGGCGGGGTTTGGGGCCGCCGCCTCTGCCGGTTGGGCTACGCGCCGTCTTTGGTGGAGACATAGGGAATCGAACCCTACACACACTGCTTGCAAGGCAACGTCGCCGCCCTTGGTACATGTGCCCCCATAATTGGTAGCGGGGGTGGGAGTCGCGCCCACGGGGGTGAGCTTATGAGACTCACTTGAACACTGGTTCTCCGCCGCTAGGAAATTGGTCTGAGTGGCAGGATTCGAACCTGCGACTGCATGGTCCCAAACCATGCCCTCTGGCCAGACTGAGTTACACTCAGAAGTAAACTTTAGATGCCGATGGTAAAGCCACCACGGGCCTTACGCATCTTGAAACTCGGCACAGGCGTTGGCGTGGCCTGAGCCGTCTTAGGTCGTGGTATGGAATCTGTCAAGGAACCTACAGTGGCGTTCACTGTGTCTTTTGCTGCTTTAGTCTGTCTGAGCCAAGCCCAGTCTTCCGTTCGTTGTTCCATCCACCCTCCCTGTTCCCCTATATTATACCACAGGTTTTGGGGGCTCTGGAAGGGGTTATGAGCCACCGAACTTCATCGACTCGTGCATCCTCTGTACCATAATGGCCATTTCCCTAAACTTCTGCACAACGTAGTCATCGCCGTACTTCTTGTAGGGAGTCCAACCCGGCTCACACTCGCCCACCTCGTTGTGGAAAAGTTTGTACAGCATCAGAGCAACCTCTTCTACGTCTGCCTGCCCAAACAGCGCGTCAAGCTGCTTGCGCCGCATCCCACCACAGTCGTCAGCGATGTAGAGGTGCTCGCCACGATTCTCCTGAAGAATCACCTCAGGGATACAACCCTCGATGGCCTTTACGTCGCCGCAATCACAGCACTGGAGAAATACCTTCATTTCATCACCTGAATGTCGTTTATGAACATCATGTCACGAGCCTCTTTGGCAGTAATGACCTCGTTCTGCAAACACTGGAGAATGAACACTCCAATCTGCATGTTGTTGATGATTGCGTTAGTCGGGACGAGCATCCGTGTCCTCCCTGATGAAGTGAAGCCATTTTGACTCCACCTTCGTAAGATATCGCCGTATCTCTAAGTTAGCACCTATACCATCGAATGTCAAACTGACTTTAGTGATGCCCTTCTCTGGGAAGTCTAGTGCCCGAAGAAGTGCCTTTTCAAACTCGGTCAAACCGCCCATGCCGCTCCGTTCGTTAGCAGATATAGCTTGTGTCCGAATGTAAGTGCTGCGCGTGGATTGTAGGGGTCAAATCGCCACTTGCCCGAGCCGTCCCAGTGGAAGGCAAGGAACTGCAACAGGCCGCTTGCTGTGCTGCTTGGGTTTTTTGCTCGGGGGTCGCCTCGCGACTCACGATAGAGGATGTACATGAGGGTGGGCATTTCGCCCCACGACCAACCAGTGTCTCGCGCAAGCCATACCCATCGCCCCACATCTTTTCCGTACTTGGCGGAGTAGAGTTTAGTCGCACGTTCGACATGGCGAGCTTCGCTGAGTTGGTTTGAGAGTCTAGTTGCGATGGTGTGTACTTGCCTGACCCCCCTAGCGTCTCGGTACGGGTATGCTTGGGCGATAGAAGCCGCCGCACCCCCAACAAGCAACCCAGTGCACATAGCCAACCAGACAAGAAGTATAATCCTTTTAGTCTCATAGCCCATAGAGTCCTTTCCTTGTTTCCCGGAGTACCCATTATACCATGGAACTTCCTAGCGTGTCAAGTTTGACAGCGGGTATAAGTTCATGGTATACTGTCACTGGAGGATAAACGAACAAAAGAGACACATGGGAAAGAACCTGATACCAGCCGACGACTTCCCTAAACCAGTGGTGAGAACAAAGGGAAGAAACACAGCAATCAAGCGAGAGAAGAAGAAGCAGGGACTTGAGGCAGCCGCCATAGCCTACGTTCAGATGGAGAACGGAGAGTACAAGTATTCTCAGGGCGCATATAGGCAATTCGACTCTGAGGGCAATCCAGAACCAAACAAGCGAGAAGTGATGAAGAGGGCCGGGTATGCTCCCGGCTCACAAGACCACTTTGACGACTACCTTGCTGTACAGGACGAGTTCTGGGAGTACGTTGAACTCCAGCGGCTTCGCCGCACCGACCCTCTCTTCAGAAAAGAACAAGAGAGTATGTTGTGGAGTGAGATAGGTGGAGAGTCCCTGAAATACCTGTATGAGCAAGTAAAGTATAGTCCTCATGCTCTTTCCATCAGCGAACACATCAAGGTACTTCAAACTATCCTAGATGCTGGTATTAGTTTCAAGAAGTTCGGAGATACAGAACCTTCAAGGGCTCTTTCTCTTCTAGCTGATATAGATGAAGAGAAGAGAAAGAAACTACAAGATGGTTATGAAAAGAACCTTATAGAAGAACTAGATGCTATTACTAGAATCAAGATGGCAGGAAAAGCGGCTGATAAGGAATGACGGAAATCAAAGGTGTATGCCATACATGTTTGTTCTTTGCCCAAGAGTGGCACCTAGACTGGACAAGAGACGAGAACGATGAGGTGCAGATGTTCATTGAACTTGATAAGTATTGTAGGCTCTGTCAGATATTCAAATCACCAGATGGATACTGTGATTGCTGGGAGGAACTTTGAGTAAGCCGCACCGTGGCAGTCGGTACCTGCTGAACAAGATTATCCGTTCCCATAAGCACCTCAACATTCAGTGGTATCTGAACAACGACAAGGGATTCCACTCCCTAACCCCTAAGGTTGTACATGAGCAAAAAGAGGAATCTAGCGACTGACCCAGACTTCGCGTTCCGCCAACTGGACGACGAGGCACAATACAAGTATCTTCTCCTAGACTCAGACCTAGCTGAAGAGTTGTTCTGCAAGCATTATCTTGACCTTGAACTAGAGCCCTATCAGATATTCAGTATGAAACTGTTGAGGGGGCGTTTCAAAAGCGAGGAAGAGGTGTATAAGTTCCTTGCAGACAATGACATGGACTGGATGTTCAACAACGGCTGGATACGGCATGGTGGACAAGAAGGTATCAGTCCCGACTACTGGGGGAAGCCGAATGTACTTATCCTATGGCCAGCGGGATTTGGGAAGACGACCATTGTTTCTACAAGGGCAATTCCAATCATGGAAATATGCGACAACCCAAACGCACGAACACAGTACGTTGGGAAGAACGAAACTGAGGCGTTTTCTTTCTCCACTAACATAAGGCGAGAACTACAGAATCCACGACTCGTAAAGGACTTCGGTGACTTCCATCCCAAAGACAAAGCGGTCCCTTGGAGCAACCAATCGTTTTCGGTTGAACAACGACAGTGGCGCGACGTTCGTGAGAACTTCGAGTTCTACGGGACGAACTCACACGCCGAGTTGGGAAAGCGTTCGGACAGAGTTCTCATTGACGACGTTGAAACCCCGGATACCGCAAGAACTCCGGATATGCGCGACAAACTCTTGGAATGGATGCGAATTGGACCTTTTACTTCAGCGCGTCCAATCTGGAATCGCGATAAGCTTGGTAGAGTCAAGCGGCCAAAGGCGATTACTTGGAGTCGCACCGCCCGATACTGGGGTACTGGAATTGTAGGAACCATCTTCCATCCTGAGGCGCTGTATGCCACCGTGATGCGCGACCCCACCTTTACCTGCGTCAAGTTCGACTGCTTCAAGGACAAGAAGTGCAGTATTTCACTCTCAGACAAGATGCTGGACATAAAGGCACTCGAACGCGAAAGAAGGTCCATTGGCACGCTCGCATTCAACAAACGCTATCGCAACATCGCCTATAATGAAGAGGAAATGGCTTTCCGCGAGTCTTGGGTACGGGGGCTTGAAGAGGAGTCCAACGGTCAACGTGTTCGTCACAAGGGATGTCTCGATACTCAGCGGTCCTTTGGTGATGTGGATGACGCATGGGAAGTTCACATCGGCTTCGACCCGGCGTCTGGTAGCAAATCACGATGGAGCGCGTATGCTGCATATATCGTCCTCGGGATGGACCCGCACGACGAACAGCGCAACGTATACCTCATCGACCACCTGAAGATACAGGATAACTTTGATAGAATGCTGGACTATCTTCTCAAGGGCAACTCTGCCTACGGTATCGAGGGATTCTACTCTAAGTATAAATACAAGTTAGGAGTTGTAGAGAAGAACGCTTTTGGAAAGTGGATTGTGGATAATGACCGTATGAGGCCGTACACAGAGGCGCATCCACCAATCATCGTCCCACACTACACTGGCACTAACAAGACAGACCCGGAGGCGGGGGTATTCGGTATGGGGCAGATGATTCAAGATGGGTTGTTCCATATCCCGTATGCGAACGCATCCGACCAGCAGAAGGCAGAAGAGTTCATCGGAGAGTTGCTAATGTATCCCAAGGGTACATGCGATT